TCTTATTGGTGTAGTCGATCCAGAGCTTCGGAAGCCCACCAGAACGGGCCAAGCACGCGTCGATGAACGTGCGTTGCTGAACCTCGTGGAACCCGCATTCATGCAAAATTCCGTTGACGAACTTCGTGCGCTGACGAGCCTTCTTCTGCAACTTCCAGCTTGCTCCGTCGGTCTCTACTCGGATGTCTGCCGGGTTCTTCGACAGCATCGAAGCGGCGGTGTCGATGCATCTGCGAATCAGGTTTGCCCGTGCCTTGGTGTACGAGTCCATCGTCAGCGACGACTGCACCAGAAGCGGAGAGCGCGGAGCCATGGCTCCTAGCCAGTAAGGCGGCTGGCCTTCGTATAGCCCGGTGAACAGGGAATCCATGAGGTGGCGCTGCCCGTGGGTGGTGTAGATGCAATCAATCCACTGGCGCGCGGCTGCTGCTCCTGCGTCGCCTTCAATTTTCCACCAACGACCGGCGTCTGCAAGGCTTTCGCTCTTCGCACCCATCGTCCCGACCTTGTGGGGTAGCCGGTATGTCTGGCGCTTGATGAGAGGCTTAGAAGGCATGGGCTACAATCTCCCTTGCCTGGTCTCTCGTTACGCCCAAATCTGTGCAGAGCTTGTCAAGAGCTTGCTCAGAAGGAGTGTCCGGCGAAGGCTTGGCGGCCACATGGTCAACCGTCGCTGGACGTTCCGGCGCGAGGACTATCCGCACGGTCTCGCCCTCTGCCGTTTGCTCGTAGGAAGACACGCCACCGGCTCGCAGAACTCTGATGTATTCGGCGAGTTTTCCGGGACTCATGGTGACACGATCCCACCGAATCGTGCCACCGTCAAGTCAAAGAGGTTTCAGGGCCCAGGTCTGAGAGCTTGGCAAGTGTCGTCGATTAGAGGCTCGTCCGTCCGCTTGACCACCGTCATCACGCATTCGAGCATGCCCGCGGCTAGGAGGTATCGCTTCTCGTCTAGCGCCTGGGATTCGCTCTCGCACTCGGCCAGAACCGTGAGCTTACCTTTGAGCAGCACGCACCATGTGATCCTCTGGTACGTAGGAAGTTTTCCTTCCTCGCGTTTCCAAACGATCACAGCTCACCAAGTTCGGCCAAGAGCAACGCGACTCTAGACTGCCAGTCCAAGACTCTCTGTTGGTGCAGGGGAGAAAATAGGCCAACGCCGCGCGGTCTCACCGGATAGCCAGCTAGTAGCCCCATCATCTCTGGAGCTGCAAGGATTGCTCGCATAGGTCCAGGCCCCGTGAGTCCTACCCCATCGGCATCAACAAAGCGTCCATCTTGCTCTGTCCATGGCCCCGGGTGGTCGTCAAGTAAGCTCACGAATCCACCTTCTTGCCCGCATGGTTACCGCGGATGTGTTTCGCGAAGTGGCTTCCTACCGACTCAGCATCCCGGAGCTTCTGATAGTTCTCCTTTGACACGCCTTCGTACTCATAGAGAGTCCCGGACGAGAATTTCACGCGCATCCTGTGCGTTCCTTCGTCGTATCCAATTGACTCAATGTTGCTCGACTTGACCTTGTGCATTTCCATGGGCATCTCCTTGCTTCGTTGTTGTTCGGATACAGGCGATCTATCTCGGCTTGTTGTCAGGCGCATAGCGTCGAGCTACGGATCGGCATCGTCATGTGTCCACCTCCTAGTAACGTCTTGAGTCACCCACACCATCTCAGCCTCTGTCCGATTCCACACCCGCATCAAATCTGATACGGCAGGAGCGAGAGCGACCTCAACCGGGGGCTCCGGCTCCGCCTACAGAGACAGCCCGCCCGCGCGTGACCGGAATATGCGCGTCACAAAATAGGCTGTCAATATGGAATTTTGCCCCACTTTATCCAAAGGAAGTACGCCACTTAGCGCGCCGCGTGCCCCTTTCTGCCACAGCGATATTGTAGACAAAGGTATACAGAGGTGGGACACGTTTTGAACGTATGTTCATAATTGCGCAGCGCTCAAGCAATACGGGTAGGATAATATGCCACCTCTTAATGCGTAATGAACATATGTCCAAAACTGTCTCGCAAGTGTTCGTAATCACTCATGACTCGGTCGGTAATTTCACATGCAAGTTGCATGTGAAATTACGAGTCATGTCAATTGACTAGTCGCCGAAGAATGCGTCGAGTGGGTCGCGGTGGGCGTTGCACCTCTGCTCTGCGATGGCTGCCGCCAACGTCGGGCTCGGAGCCACGTAGAGAGGATCCTTTGCCGTCTCTGGGCGCTCGAAGAAGGCCTTACACTCGCGCCAGCCATACAGGACTGCATCGGTCATGTTTCCGTGAAAGCCTCCGGCGGCGCGGGTCAGCTCCTGCAGCTTGCCATCCATAGCGGCCTTGGGGTCCTTGCGGACGAGCGCGCACTCTTCAGCGAAAACCGAATCGGTCTTGGCGAGCAGCATGCCCTTGCGCAGCTCCGTGTTGAGCAGCTTGATGTGCGCGCCCTTCTGCGATTTCTCGGCAGCCTTGAGCGGAAGGCCGTGCCGGCGGCGCATCTCGACCGCGATGAGCTTGCCGAGCGCCCCCTGGTCGATGACCATGCTCTGTGGGTGGTAGGTCTCGACGAACTGGTGCAGCTTGCACGCGCTGTCCGTGATGTCGACGTGGTTGTCACTCCATTCGTCGACGAGGTACACGTGCGCATCGTGCGTGCGCCAGCCCAGGCACGCGAGCGCCATGTTGTCCTCATACCCGAGATCGAGGCTGAGAGCGAACGACCATTCGCCGGGCGGGAGATTGGTGTAGCCGTTTCGGATTTTGTCGTACTCGAAAAGAAGACTTTCCGGGTCTTCAATGTCTCGGTCGAGGTACTCGCGCTGAAAAGTAGGATGCGAAGAGCTCCATCCGTTTTCCTTGCAGACATCGTCTAGGATTTTCTGGACGTCCACGCCGGCCATGCGTGCGGGGAAGCGCTCGTTTTCGAGCATGGTCCAGCTGTGAGGCTCCCAGGCGGCTGCCAGGTCTCCCTTTTCGTAGCAGCGAGAGAAATGGCCACCACGAAGCGCAGGGCGCGTGCCCGCAAGCCACAGCTCGCCCTGGTAGTCGGTGAGGGTCGGTCCTATCACGTCCTGCAGGAGCGGCTTGAGCACGCGGTCGGGGAATGACTGCGCCTCGTCGATGATGACGAGCTTGAATTTTTTCCCTCGGTACTTCGCAATCTCTTTTTCGGTGTGCGCTCCACGTAGTTGGATGACGCCTCCTTTAGGAGATACGAATTCCAGGCGGCTGATGTGCTCGATGAATCCGAGCTGGTACTCCTCATTGAGGCGCTGCAGGTCCCCCCAGATGATTTCACGCGCGTTTTCCCGGGTCAGGGTGATGTACAGGACCGGCACGCAGGGCTCTTCGAGCGCTGCCATTAAAAGCTTGATGGCGATGCCGACGGTCTTTCCTGACCGGCGCCCGCACCGCAACACCTTGCGCTTTGCCGTGCTCTCTATTGCCCGGCGCTGCGGTCCGAACGAGCACGCAGCGGGAGAAAACTCACCGGCCCGGCGGACGCCCGCGGCCTTGCGCAGGAGGATTGCTAGCTGCGATTCGAGGAGGCTGGGCATCGTCTCCCTCTCTCATCACTGTGGTACCTGGCTGTGGATAGACGAGGATGCTCGCGCCCGCGTCCAGACGAAAAACGAGACACCCGTCCGGCTCGCGCGTGATTTCCACAATGCCATTGTGGCCGGGCCTCCACTCCGCCTCGAGCCGCCGGGGCGCGAGCTGCACGTATCCGCCGAATCGTACGCATGTGATTTTGCTCATGGCTGGTATCTCCGAAGGATGCGCGGGTCGTAGGACCACCCAGCAGGATGCAGGTGCGGGCTCCAGTGACTGCACACGCGCGGCTCACCTGCGCCACCGAGACCGAGGTGGGAATTGAGCGCGTACCCGATTTGCTGGCCGCGAAAAGCTTGTTTGACGTAGCACCAATGCAGGCAGTCTGGGTCCGCGCAAGCGAATCCCACTAGCGTGTCCACCACTGTCGCGACAACCGTCGTCGTTCCGGGCGCGGCCAGGATGCGCTCTATCAGCCGGTGCCACTCTACTAGGTAGGTGGATTTAGGAGTGACAGCCGCGCCGGCGTAGCCGGGCCAGTGCCCCTCTAGCCACGCCCGGAAAATGAAAGCCTCATCCGTCTC